CTTAGCCTCCGCTAACTGCGTCTCAGCAACACGCACCTGCCCGGCGGCGTTAGCAGCAGCCGACCTTGCATTAGCAACACGAGCGTCAGCAACGATAACAGCGTTAGCGGTACGCTCCCCACCAGCACGCACAGAAGCGAGATCGGCCTCACGCCGCTTAAGATCCTCAGAAGTATCAGCAGCCCGCCTCTTCGCAACAGCTAGACGTTCCTCAGCCCGCACGCGCTGCACAGTAGACGAAGAAGAATCATCCAGAACCTTCTTCAACTTAGCTTCAGCAAGACGAACATTACCCGCCGCCTTAGCCTGCCGATCGCGCGCATCGGCAGCAGCCTTAGCCGCACGCTCAATCTTCCGTGAGGAAGCGGAGATGCCAGCTGCGGCAGCTTCACCAGCGGCACGACCAGCAGCGCCAAACTTTGCTGCCATGGCCTTACCGCCCGCCTGGCCGGCCTTCTCCGCCTCCCGCTTAACCTGTGTAACGAGTCCCCTGGCTGAGGCTAGAACCGGCACATAAATGCCATTTTGCATATGTTATCCTCCGAGAGACTCGACATAGGTAAGAACATTTTCAACAGAAGCCCCACCCAAATCCCCATAATGGGTAACATTGCGGGACTCTTCAGACCAGGGATACGATGGGAGCGCCTCAATCGCCTTCCGTAGGTCCTTCTCCTTCACGCCAGGAAACTCGCCGGCGATAACATGCAGAAGGCCAAGAATACGAAAGAGAACATTGTCCTTATCGTCCCAAAGATGACCATCAACCTTCGTGGAGGGGGTACCGGCAGGCACATTCTGGAGCAGCACGCGGAGCTTCCGTAGGGTAATATTCCCTAGCCAGAACTCCCGCATGTAATCCACCCCGTACACCTGCATGAGGGTAGCCTCGCAGGCCTCAGCACCGCCGAACCCCCCCACTAGGCCGACGATATTTAGTCTTTTCCCTCAAACATTTCAGTAGTACGCTGTGCGAACTCGTTGAATACTAGGAGGAAATAGGCGGCACGGCCGCCCGCGTCGCAGAACCGCTTGTACTCGTCAGCCCCCATATAGGTTTTCGCAATGTCAACAGGGTTACTGCCAATGTTTTCAAAGGCCTTCAAGGTCTTATCGTCGGCAAGAGAGGGGTCGAGAAAAGTAAACGTTTCACCCTCGAAAGTGAAGGCCACACGATCGGGCGCGACACCGCCGTTAGCTTCCTTCTTCTGGGCAAGAAGAGCATCAAGATTGATAGCAGGCATAGTGCTTTCTCCTATGTGAGAGGTACAGAAATGGTGGTGTGGCAGGACTCAAAGATAAGGTGTGGAAAGGGTGAGAGAGCCTGCCAGTCTCCCACCCCATCCACGATCATGTGTGCTAGCTGATAGCGCCAGGAGTAGCTGTAGTTTCTGCCTTCCAACCTTCCTTGAAGGTCGTCTTGACCGACCAGCCGTCCTTACCCGGGAACGCAGTCCAGGTAACCTCATACACCACAGCATCCTCGGTTGTGTACTTCATAGAGCCACGCTCAGTGATACGGGCATTAGCCAGCACAATACGGCGGGCCTTGTCCTTGTCGACCACATCGAGATACAGAACACAGTTCTTCAGCTCAGGGTGCCCCTGCTCAGTAATAGTTACAGAGCCATCGGCGTTAGTCGTCATTGCCGACGGGTCGACACCGTAGAACAGTGAGTTGGTCTGAAGGTCAGACTGGAGCAGGGTAGCCTTCACGGTAACCTGGCTCTTGGTGATCTCGACACGGACAGGGTTAAGTTCCTGCCATGCCTCAATCTCAGCCTTATCTTCCTCGCGACCGACCTCTACACCGTCCTTGGTGATGTAGCCGAGGGGCTTCTGGATAGCGTCATCGTAGGCGGCGAAACCATCAACGATCGGCTTAGACATATCGTTCTGAATACGGATACCACCAGTGATACCCATACGGATAGCGTCGGCACTGAGGCCTACGCGATGATAGGGAGTTTCAGCCATTGGGCTATTTCCTTTCATGAAAAAACCGCCAACTAGTGGCGGCAATGATTGTTCGAACAAAGTTACGAAAGAAGCGGATCAGCGGAACATAACGCTCGCCTCAGCCCCAACGCAACGCACACGAGGATTCTTATCCGGGCGAGTAGAGAAGAAACCACAATTAGCAGACATGAACGGTGCTGACGGGTCATCAACAGCAGCATCCAGCACCTTCTGCACCTCAACAGCGAGATCATAAGCGGAAGCCCTATTGAACCCAACAACCTCAATATCGGCGTTGAACTCAGCAGAGAGCACATCGCCCTGCCACGCCCGCATCGGGGCGGAAGGCAGATCGTCCACCACTACGCACGGCTGATGCTTAGCGAGATCAGCATCCGGAGGAAGTCCATTACCGATCCACACACCCGGTAGTTTCTCGATCAAATACTGGATGAGACTAGCCAGCATATCGTAGTGTTTCATCGCTTAACCTCCCTCACCGCCCGGCGCAGAGCACGGATACGCTTAGCGTCCTCCGCCCCATACTCTTCCTCCGCACTATCAGAGGTAATGCGTACCCCGTAGCGGCCATTAGGAAGCGTATAAGACTCAGACGAAAAGTGGGCAGTGCCTCCAGCGGCAGCGGTATAGCGGATGGCCTTCTCCTCCACCTTCGCCGCCTGAAGATCAACACCTCGGCGTACCTGGTCGAGCTGCATAACCTCCTGGAACAGCTCGTCACCATCAATAACAGCGTGTCTACCCACTGTGCACCTCCAGGTGGCACTCGACGTGGTCCACGCCATTAAGGCCAGGCCAACGCCTAACCTCGCCATCGACATCCAAGAGCAGACCGTTAGCGCGCACACGGTCGCGGGGGCGAAGATCAATATCCACGCCAGGCTGAGTGAACAACGTATACCCGCTAGTGCTCAGCACGCGTGCACCGTTAGACTCCGCCTCAACACTCGTTGTCGGTTGCAGCTCCACCGGATGCGGCACCGGGATAACTTCTGCACCCTCAGCAGGATCGTAGGAGTATTCATCAGTCCCAGTGCCGTATCCGTAGCGGCCTGCGTCTTTCTTAGCCGGCCTAATGATCTCAATGTGAGTTGCGTAAAACATTAGGCCTCCAGTGGGAGCCGGTAAGGGCCAAGAATAGAGTATTCCTGCCCTGTGGCCGCGATACCGGCACCAGCACCACGCCCATAGCTTTCCGACCGTCCGCCCACCGTCATAGACGAAATACCAGCAGGCGTCATAAGAGCACGCTCTGCCAGAGTCGCCACGACAGAATCAATGGCGGGGCAGTCCTCGAAACCGTGCGTGAACCGTACTTCTACACTGCGAAACTCACGCGGCCACACGCCATGTCGGAGACGAAGGAGCCCCTTCGCAGACCAGGTGTACTGGTTTTCAGGAAGAAGATCTCCGTCAACCTCAACAGTGGCAACACTGAGAACATGCAGTGAAGGAAGCTGAAGAATCTTCAGGCCGTTACCGTCAAGAAGAACCGTATCCTCACGCACCGGCGCGATATGCCATCCACAATACTGTTCCACGAACGAGCGTGCAGCAGCGATACACGCATCAGCGGCATCACCACCGTTAGCGAGACGCGGCGAAATGTTTTTAGGCTCCACTGCCCTTTACCGCCTTATTACGTGCTGTACGGGCGCGGTTCTGTGGCTTCTGAGCCGCCTTAGCTGAAGCAAGCTCTAACCCGAGTGCCTTAGCTGTCTCTTCCTCATACTGCATCGTATGGGGTAAACCAGCGATCCACACCGTGTACTCTCTCATCATTAGGCACCAGCCGCATCCGAAAGAGTGACCTTAGCGAACGCCTGCGGGACACGGACAGCAAGGGCAATACGTTCTTCAGCCCGAACAGTCATCATATTGTGAAGGAAGTCATCCCCGGCAGTGTCGAACGCCACGGACACGCCGCCCTTACGGTACACAGTGCCGCCCATACGGAAGGAACCGACCAGAGCAGTACCCTTAGCGATAGCCGGGGTAATGATGGTCTTAAGACCCCACAGGTTAGGCTGAGACACAACACCGTCAATACCGTAGGCACCGGTAAAGAAACCACCACCGTAGTACTGATTATTAGCGTCCTTGGACAAGCGGAACGCCTAATAGTCAGCAGGGTTCAGCACAATACCGTCAGCTACAAGATCGGTAGCAGTAGAAATAGCGGTAGTAGCCTTGTAGACCACATCAGCGTTCTCGGCCTTCTTAGTCGCGGTGAGAGTCTGCACACCCTCACGGTTCAGAAGTCCCTTAATACCGCCAGCAGCGCCGGTACCAGCGAGAAGATCTTTCTCTTCGGCAACCATCAGCTCGTAGACCAGACGGTTATTAATCTCATCCATAAGGCCGGGGTAATCGGTGCGGAACTCTTCAGACACCTTAATCCAGCCAGCCAGCTTGGCCAGTGATTCGGTAACCGGCTTAGGGGTAGCAAAACCCAGCTGAGGTTTAGCAGCACCCTCAGCGACCCAACCGAAGTCGCCGGTCTTAGCACCCTCTACCAGGTAGCTGATAGCAGCACCAGCGATAGTGGAGGCGGACAGAAGATCAGCCACAACCGGGCGTTCGCGCTTGCCGATAACCAGCTGAGAATCATACTGTGTAGCGAACGGCTGCAACTCGGCACTCGTCAAAATCTCATTGGCCTTAAACTCGGGAGCGTACAGAACGCGCCCATCCTTCAGTTCTGCCAGCTGGTCCTTCACCGCATCCACGGCGAACTCGCCAAGGCTCTTAGCCTGAACAGCAGCTTCCTTTTCCATAGGCACAGTTAGTCCCTTCAGGAGAGCCTGCCCGCTGGCGCGCTTCTCCATATCCTTCTTGAGGCCCTCAGCCTCAGCACAAACAGTATTAAAGGCCTCGATCTCCTCGGTAGAGTTCAAGCCCTTTTCTTCCAGCTCGGAGGCCTCCTTTAGCTTGGCCTCGAACATCTCTTTAATATCCATGCGGATACTCCTTTCAGTTCTTCAGTGCGGCGATTCTCAATGCCGCATAGAGACCAACGGAAGGCACGAGGGTGTTTGCGCTGGCCTTACTAGCAGGATCATCTTCCTCTAGCGGCGGACGCTCCACATTGGCACTCTTCTCGTCGTCTGGTACATCCCCGTCCGGGGTATCGCCCGGCACCTCGGGCGGCGCAAGATACCCATCGATAGCCTCGACGGCCTCCATGAGCTCTTCGCGCAAGTCTTGTAGACGCTGTTCAGAAAGATCACCGGCGGCCTTAACAGCGGCAACCGCACGATTCTTCACAGCAATAATCTCTGTCTCCGGATTAGCCCCCACCGTGACAATAGACACCTCGTACAGCTCCAGATCCTTAAGCTGGGTCACATCACCGTCGCGGTCATAATCCACAACATTAAACGCGAATGACAGGTCGCGGACTCGGCGCCCCTTACACAGCTTGTACACCTGGCGAGCTTTCGGATTATCCTCTAAATCAAAACGAGCACGAACAAGAAGTCCGCGCTCATCTTCCTTCGCCTCGGTAACCCAGCCGATGTTAGACATGGGGTCATCCATATCATGCCCCCACAGAAGGGGAATATAGTCTCCCGACGATTTCCACTGCTCCAGAGTGCGCTCAAACGCACCCTTCACCACAACATCGCCATACGAGTCAACATTGCCGAAGATAGAGGCGTACGCCAGAATCTCCCCTTCGTCGAGCCGGTCATCAACACCGGCCTGCTTAATCTTTGCTTGCCAGCATTTAGACCGCATCACTCACTCCTTCATCTGTAGGTGCGAAATCATCAGCTGTACCCATGTTCAATGGGATGTATAGTTCATCGCCGTTATCGATATTCGGAAGGTTCTGCAAAGACCGAGCCTCGTTAACCGTCATAAACGGGCGACCGACAGCAGACTGGAGAACACGCGCCTGCTCCTCAAACGAACCGCGCAACTTCTCCTGAAGATTGAACTCCACATACACATCGCCGCCAGGGGCAACGAGAGGAACAACAACCTGATTGAGTTTCGACTCAATCTGTTTCAGAATCGGCGCCAACGTATCCCCATACAGCATCCGCCGAAACTCGCGAACATTAGAGTAATTAGCACCGTCGTTCTGACCTAGCATCGTGGGGTTGACATGGTAGACGGCCGCAACAGTCTGTAACGCCAGCTTTGAAGCCTCCACGAACTCTTCCTCATGACTGGAGAACCCCATCTTCTCCAGCTTCATCCCATCTTCAAGGACAGGGACACCGCCAGCTTCAGCACCCCTCCCCGTGTAGGCGCCCTTAAACGATGCGGCGAACCGCTCCTTCTGCTCATTCGTCCATGTAGCGCCAGCAGGACGGCTAATATAAGCATTCAACCTTGGATTATTCGTCCAAATCTGGGTTCTATACACGCTAGCCTGAATCTGCTCCCACAGAATCTTCCGAAGCGCATTAACAGGAGAATCCCCCGTCAACGGATTAGCAGGATTCCAGCCATGCAGGTAAACAGCGTTCTCGGCCTTCACCTCGACAGGCTGCCCCATACCCGGACGCTGAATCAGAAACGCATCGATCTTAAACGGGTTATCCTTCGACACCACTTTTGACTGTAGCCACGACGGAGGGACACGGTACATCTCCCAGCGTGCATCAGCGCCCCGACCCGTAGGAAGAACAATTAGCAGCGCTTCGTCGTAGAGAGCAAGGTCAGCTACCGCCCCGTTCATCAACTCGTACATCGTTTCGGCGCTGTTCGGCTCTTTCACCATCCGCGCCAGCTCAGTATCGCGGAGCCGGATACGTGAACCATCATCGGCACGCTCCAAAACGTGGATAGATACCGAAGCAACAGAGCGGGAAAGGAAACCGACAACCATCCGAAGATACGGTTGCTCTTTCCAGAACCGCTCAACAGACATACCCATAACCTCGCCCTGCGCGAAATCAAGGACAGGCTGGACAACAACATCAAACGAGGGGATTTTTGGCGGGCGTAAACCCAGAAAAGACAGAACGCCCATCAGCACATCACCACTCCACTATCTTCGTACGCAGAAATAAAAACTTCAGGCTTAGGCCTACCTAACAGCCACACAGCAGCATTAGCCGCTACCAGGGGGGCAACATCAACCGGAGTGTTCTTCCGGTCCCACACCCACGCATCACCTACC